TGTGCGTTAAAAACGCAGTGGGTGTTGCTGGTATTAGTTTAACAAAAACCCAGTCTGATCAATTAGCAGAGTTTCCATTTCACAAAAGAATATGGGTATTGGATAATCCTAATCATGATGATACAGCAAAGGAAAAGATGAAAGAAATTCTTATGAATAACGAATCAATCTTTTCTTGGAAGAAAGGAACAGGTTACAAAGATTTTAACGAATGGTGTATCTTTGAAGATTTAAATGAAATTGATTACCAAGTAATCCTTGATAATTGTTTACAATTAACTACCTAACTTTAACTGCTCAGTATCACGCATCTTCTTTGGTGCGGTGTTGACGAATGTATTGAGAACTTCTTTAAGCTTTGCAATTTCGCCAGCAATACGAGTGATTGAATCAGAAGCCTTACGGGTAATACCACGAAGTAAGCTACCAGCACGATCATTATCAGCTAAAATACGGTGAAGTGAATCTTGTGATGGGTTATTTAAAAACTTTTCAAAATCATTTAATTTGATAGCCCAATCTTTAACCTTTTTAATTGTTTCAAGTGTGATATCCGAAGAAACACCTTCAACATCAAACTCGTTGGCATCTGTTCCCTGCTCTAATGAATCTGTAAAATCCTTTTGGTTTTTTTCTGGTGTAAAATCTTCAGGTGCAGTTTCGGCTGGCGGTCCTGCTGGCAACTCACCTTGAAGTTCCTCTTCTTCTGTTAATAATGAAATTAAAAATTGTTCTGCGAACAAAAGATTTGATGATTCATTTAATTTTGGATCACCTGCCATATTCTTTTTAAGAATATTTCTTGCTTCTTTTTGCTCACAACTACACTGATCAGGAACAGTTGATTTTAAATTAGTTTTCTTAAGCTTCATACGAGGCTTTAATTTACTCTTGACTTTTTTAGTGTTCTTCATCATTATATTTACAACTATTTATCCTTTAATATGACAAATCTATCAAGTATTTACCATTTTGTAATTGCAACTCAATATAATCACAACGATTTTTGGGAAAAATCTCAAATTGCAATTTTTTTAGAAAAGGCAGGATTAACCAATCAATGTTCAATATTATTTGAAAACAAAGAAGGATTATCTAAAATCTACAACAAATTTATAAATGAATCTTACAAGGGAAAAAGAGTAATTTTTGTTCATGACGATGTTTTAATTGAAGATTTGTTTTGGGAAGAGAAACTAAACATAGCATTTGAAAAATATGATATTGTTGGGTTAGCTGGATCAAAGAAATGCGACCTATCAAAACCACCTGCATGGCATTTAATGAGCGAGAAACAGGATCATGTGGGTGAAGTTGGTCATTCACACCAAGGTATTGTTTGGACAAGTGTTTTTGGAAAGTCAGATTCTCGTGCATTAATACTTGATGGACTATTTCTTGCCGTAAACATAGATAAATTTTTAGAAAAACAATTAAAATTTGATGAAAATTTTGACTTTCATCATTACGACATGACATTATGCTTGAATGCTAACCAGAAAAAGCTTAAGATGGGTGTTACTCCTATTAGAGTTGTGCATTTTGGACTAGGCGATTCGATGAATAGTAATGAATGGCAAGTTAGTGCACTTAAATTTGATAGATTCTATAAGTGAAAAACATATTCTTTCCATTTTTAAATTGGATTCTTAAAATTGATTCCAAAAAGCCAGAGATACCTAAAAATATAAGTTATATGACAAATAGATGGCTGTCAATGACGAGTAAACCAATTGCACAGATTGTCAATATGACTACGAACAAGTGGAATATATCAGATGAAGAATTTTTAGCGAAGTTTTATTATAAAGTAATCCCAAAGCATACTAAAAAAATACAATACATTAAAAAAAGCAATAAAGGGGTAGAAGAAAGCGATCCAAACCTTGATAATTTGTGTTCGGTTATGGAAATTTCAAGAAAAGAATTAGAAATGTATAATAACACACTTGAAGAATTAAATTTATTGCCTAAATAAAATATATGATTGAAAGACCAGAACAAAATGACAATATCGGTGGTAAAGTACAGCTAGATAACTATCTAGGTCATGCTTTTGAATTAGATAGTTGGACATTAACAAAAGTTTTAGATGATATATTGATGTGTCAGTATATTGACGTTAACGATGATGGTACGGAAATTTTAAGAGGTAGTATATGGGTTCCAATTAACACCGTAAATTTTGCATGGAGACTTGCAAGAGTAATCCTTGCAGGACCTGATTGCAAGACTGTTAAGGCTAATGATATTATTGTGTTCCCAAATGACAAAGGTATCAAAGTATCAAACCTTAATGATTTAAAACACATTGTATTTTTAAACGAAAGTAGAATATTTGGTGTATGTGAAGCAAAACCACAACCTCAATTAAAAAAAATTAACAAAAAGATTAAGTAATAAATTATGGCAGGTTTATCTCCATTAACAGTAATGAAAATTTGCCAAACTAATTTGGTGGAATTAAAATTTACTAGAAGAGACAAAACCAGAAAACCAACATCAAGAAGAATGCTTTGTACGTTGGATAGAAAACTTTTAAATTCGGTTTTTGGTAAAGAAACATTAAATTTTAAAAAACCAAAAAATCCACCACCATATAATGCTATAAAAAAGAACTTGGCAACAGTTTGGGATATCATGATGCAGGATTGGAGAAACGTTTCATGCGAAGGGTGTGAAATTGTATCCATTATACCAACAACACCAATGGCAAAATTTTTAAAATACTTTGTGGATGTAATATTAAAAATGTCACCTGCACAGAAAAAAGGATTCATGGACAAATAATGACTATATCTGGAACAATTTTAGAAAAAGCCTGTAAATTTTTATTACAAAAACAAATTTCAATAGAAATTGATAAAAAAATTCACAAACAAGGAAAATTAGTTATTTTTTATCAAAAGAATTTTTATCTTACTTTTATAATGGATACTACAAAGAAATTAAAAGAAAAGATAGAAATACCCATCCCATTTGAAACCGAAATACACGAAGAAGATAATTTAATATATTTTGATTACCGAATTAAAACATTAGCAAAACATGCACCAGAAATTGAAAATAATCTTATGGTTTATCCTGCAAAAGTTTCTGGTAACAAATTTTGGGATAAAATTTTAACAATCGATGCAAGAATCAACTAAAATCATATATAGCGCATTTTCTGGAACATTTTACACCATTCCAGAGTCCGATTTCTCATTATTAGACATGGGGCAGCTTCCATTATTGAAAAAACCATCATCATCTTGTAAAAAATGCTTTGGTAGAGGTCACATTGGAAGAGATAATCAAAATTTTCATTACTATCTTTGTAACTGTGTTAAAAAAGCTCTTGATCTTGAAGCAATTAAAAGCAGTATTACTAATAATTTAGAGTTAAGCAATCTTATAAAGTAAATCTTTTTCACTAAGTAGTGTAAGTGAAGAATTATACTTTTAATTGGGAAGTCCAGACGCTTGTTGAGCAATTTATCGGTGCTTTTAATGATGTTATCATCAAAAGGTATGATCAAAATGAAACTTTAGTCGAGCCTGTTACTGGTGATAAGGTTTTATTCGTATATTCACCAAAACAAAGGGTTTTTAGTAATTTAAATAGTCCTGCGGCGGGTGGATTAACCGTTCCTGTTATTGCCGTTAATATTGGAAGTATTTCAAGAGACCAAGCAAGAGTTTTTAATAAAATTGATGGGTTTACCATTGATTATGATCCTAAAGATGGAAGTGGAAACTTCTTAAAACATATACCTCAACCTGTTCCCGTCAATATAACAATTGACATGACAATTATAACAAGGTATCAAGCTGACATGGATCAAATTCTTACGAATTTTGTTCCCTATACCGATCCATATATTATTATATCTTGGAAATTACCAAGCAATCACAAATCAAGCACACCTTATGAAATAAGAAGTGAAGTTCTTTGGAGTGGTAATATAAACATGCAGTACCCAGACAATTTGGGACCCACTCAACCATATAGAATAACCGCAACGACACAATTTACCATTAAAGGTTGGATGTTTAAAAGCATGGATGAGGTTTACAAAAAAATCTATACCATTGATTCTAAATTTTTAACAACCGATGGTAAAACCTTAGAAGATTCTACTCAATCTTCTGCTCCCCCATTATTAAGAAGCTTTTCTGATTTTTCACAAGGAATAGGGTTAACGGTAGGTCAAGTTAGTCCGTCAATACCTGTCATAAGTGAACAGATTTACATGTCAGGTACTGGTGATTTTTCAATAGTGCCAACAAACGGTAATAATACTGCATCTGGTACATATTCTAATGTTCTAGGCGGTAAAAACAATACTGCATCTGGTAACTATGCTGGTATATTGGGAGGTGAAAATAATACAGCAACCAACAACAATTCATTCGTCATAGGTTCAAATATTGTTACTTCACAGGATAACACAACATATGTTAATAATTTAAATGCTGATAATATTACAGCAAATTATCTTTATGGAGACGGTAGCCATTTAACAAATATTAAAACAGGTGGTGGAAATTTAATATACGATGCAGCTTCGGGTCAACTTTCTTTAGGTGAAAGTAATACGACATCTCTTGCTCCATTAATATATTCTGATGTAGTTGCACCATCATCATATAAAACCATACAACAATTTACGCAATATAATACTCAACAATTACAAAAAGGTTATGATGTAGTCTTAACAAATGGAAGAGTTTATAAATTTGCAGGAAATGATCAAACAAATCCAAATCATTTTTTACCAATAAATTTAAATCCCCATACACCAATATTCGTTCAAATTCCATTATCGGGAACTAACACGCAATCATTGGTTGATAGATTTCATTTATCTGATTTTAAAACAGCAAAGTATACGCTTCAAGTAGAGGCAAATTATAGTAACGATATTTATTATTCAGAAATAAATTTAGTTGCTTCGTTAATTGACAATATAGCAGTGGTTTCAGAATATGGTCAAATTACAACAGGTAATATTTTAGTAAATTATAACGCAACAATAGATTCAAATTATGTTTATTTCTGGATAAATTATCCCAATAGTATTAATAATACAGATTCTTTTTTTATAAAAGGTCTAAGAACAAACCATTTTTAATTTAATAATTATATAAATTGTAAGTATATAAAATATTATGTCAAATATAAATTCAGCTTTTACAATTAGAAATGACCAAAACACATTTGGTAAAATTTTATCTAGTGGAACTAATCTTACAAATATATTTTTACTTTCTGGTAATGCTGCTGCAAGTGTTGCCAATGCTATTACGTTTAATTCTGGTGGATCTGGTGGATCTTCACCTTTAACTTTTGATGGATCTTCAACAAAAACGGTATCATATAATACAATTGGTGCTTCTCCTCTTGCTGGTAGTTCAAGTATTGTAACAGTTGGTACGATTACTTCGGGAACATGGAATGGTACTGCAATTGATATTAGTCATGGTGGCACTAACAGTACAACCGCCCTGAATAACAATAGGGTAATGCAATCAAGTGGAGGAGCTATAATTGAAGCTGCTGCCATTACCGCAAGCAGAGCACTGGTATCAGATACAAACGGTATTCCAGTAGCATCAGCAACAACATCAACAGAACTTGGTTATGTTAGTGGTGTTACAAGTGCAATTCAAACGCAAATAAATAATAGATTAACTAGTGTTGGTGCAACATCTCCAGTTGCTTCATCTGGAGGTACAACACCAACAATTTCTCTTAATGCAGCTTATGGTGATACATTAAATCCTTATGGTAGTAAAACTGCAAATTACTTTTTAGCAGCACCAAATGGTATACCCGCAGCACCATCATTCCGTGCAATAGTGGCAGCAGATATTCCAACACTTAACCAAAATACAACAGGTAGTGCTGCATCCCTTACAACTACTCATACATTATGGGGTCAAAATTTTAATGGTACTCAAGATGTTACAGGTAATCTTTCAAGTGTTGGTAATATTACAGGTAGTGCTGGTATAACAATTTCAACAGCATCAAACGGTAATATTACATTAAGTCCAAATGGAACAGGTATTGTTTCAACCGCTGCATCATTCCAAGCAGCTTCTGGTAATTTTACAAATAGTGTTAGTATTGGATCTAATCTTAGTGTTGGATCTAATCTTAGTGTTGGAGGAAGTTTATATTTTGGTGGTTCTGCAATACAAATAGTTCAAGGTGAATTGGTAGTTAACGCACCAATAATTTATCTTGGGGAAGATAATCCTACAGATTCATTAGATATTGGTCTTGTAGGTCATTATACTTCAGGTACATATGCACACGCTGGTTTATTAAGAAGTAAAGATTTAGTAAATGGTATAAAACCTTGGTATTTATTCAGTAGCATGGTTACTGAACCAAGTGCAAATTCAGTATCAACAAATACAAAAACAATTGATACACTTGTTGCAAATCTCTCTGGTTCAGTTACAGGTAATGCTGATACAGCAACAAAACTTAAAACAGCAAGAAATATCACATCTAGTGGTGATATAACATTTACATCAACATCATTTGATGGTAGTGCGGATATAACAATTCCAACTGCAATTGGTACAAATAAAGTTCAATATAACCAGATTCAACAAGTTGCAGCTAATAGTGTTCTTGGTAATCCCACAGGTTCTACTGCAAACGTAAGCGCAATCGGTGTATCAACAACAGGATTTGCAGTATTAACTGCAACAAGCGTAGCAAATGGTGCAACCGCATTAGGTCTAGGTACTGGAGACTCACCAACTTTCCAAGGTGTAATAACAACTGGATCATCTGGTAGCTCAAAAACACTTGCTAAAAATTATTATGCAACTGGAACATCTTCAGCACCAACAATAACAACCGTACCCGTTGCAAGTTACACCACAGCAAAGTTTTTGGTAAAATTTGTTAATACTGGTTCAGCTTCTCCAACTAATCAATCAGGTATTGCTGAAATATTAGCACACTATGATGGAGCAAATTGGAATTATACAATATATGGCTTTATTGATCCATATGGTATTATTCAAAATACCCCATCAGGAATAACAATTAGTGCTGTATCTACCACTTTAGATATTAACTTTATATTCGTAGCATCATATTCTTACTTAATAAGTGTACATTGTTTAGCTTTAATATAAATTATTATTTCTGAATGGAAATATTTAACAATTTGATTAAGTATATATTAAATGGCTATCAACGTATCATTTAAGACTAAAAATGACCTAACAGTTACTGGTAATGTTTCAACCAGTAATTTGTTTTATGATATAAGTGGTAATAGTAGTCAATGGAATACTGCATATAGGTCTCTATCTACTCAGCCTTATACTTTAATTTCCTCTACATCATCTATAGTATTAAAAATAGGTAATAACATAGCATCTGGAAATTGGTCTACTGTTCTAGGCGGATCTAATAATAGAGCACTAAGTTCTTATAATTTTATAGGTAATGGTATAAATAATACTATTAATGATAGTTGCAATACTATTTTAAATTCATACAATAGTTCTATATCTGCAACTTGCACATATAGCGGAAGTTATTCATTAATAAGTTATGGTACACCCCCAAATATTTTAAATAATAATATTATTGCTGGTGGTTGTTGTAATTTTATTAAAGCATGTGCTGCTGCATCTGATTATTATGATAACGGTAATTGCACGACCAACCCAATTATTGGTTGTTCGGTAGTTTGTTCAAACACAATTTTAAATGGTTATAAAAATTGTATTTCTCAACAACCACAAATTCTTACACCAAATTATAGTGGTGCTCCAAATGCATCTAATAGTGGTTATATAAAAATAGCAAATAATTTTATAGGAACTGGTTGTCGTAATAATATTGCAGGAAATTATTCATCAATTGTTGGTGGTTTTTCTGGATGTATAGTAAGTGATTATTCTTTTATTGGTAGCGGATGTAATAATTGTGTTACAAATAATTATAATTTTATTGGTACTGGAAAAGACAATACAGCTTCTGGAGGTTATTCGGTAGTATTAGGTGGTTATAGTAATAATACAAATAATAAAACTAATGTTTTTATATTGGGTAATAGCATTAAAGCCTCTTGTGATTGTACTACATATGTAAACAATTTGTCTGCTGGTGGTGTAGGTATGGGAAATATTTCGGGTGCTAGTGTATGTGCAAAAAATTTAACTACAGATAATTTTACTTGTAGAGGTAGTAACATATCAAATATTACACAATTTTATAAACATTGTGGTTCTATTGGTGGATATATTAGTCAACCATCTATTTTACCATATCTTAATTCACTTAGTGATAATAGTACTATAAGTGCAGGTTATAATTCTATTTTAAATGGTAATAGAAATTATACAGGTAATGGCACACTAGGATGCACAAATTATAATACAGTAATAAATGGAACTCTTAATACAATTCTTGCAACATCAATTATATCATCTGTAGGAAGTGGCGGTGCTGCAACACCATATTCAACAAGTAGTATTACTTATAGTAATATAAGCGGATATGGTAATAGTATACTTGGTACTGGTTCTGGTTATTATAATAATAATTCTTGTTATTATCAAGCTGGTGGAGCATTTATAAATAATTCCATTATAAATGGATCTGCTAATTGTATTACAAATAAAAATCTTTCATATACATACAATACCGATACATATTCAAGTTACAATACAATTTTAAATGGATCTCGTAACTGTATTCAATCTTGTTACGGTAATTCTTCAACGTGTAGTAATTTTAGTTCAATTATAAATGGATGTAATAATAAAATTTGCGGAAACTATAATACTATATTAAATGGAAAAAATAATGCTTTAAGCGGAACAAACAATTTTATTTTAGGTTCTAATATTTCAGTAAGTGCAAATAATTATACATTTGTTAATAATATTTCTTCTCAAGGTATAGTGGCTTCTCCCGTTGCTCAATTTGGATCAACTGCTAGTATTGCAACATTAAACTCTGCACCTCTTACTATTATTTCTTCGGCTAGTGGATCAGTATTTAATCAGATTCAAAATATAACACCAAGTGTTAGTTCAAGTACCGATATTTCTCTCTATAATGACGATAATATTAACTATTTGGATTTAGGTATAGCAAGTACAAAATATAATGGTAATTTATATAGTCCTACATTTAATGTAGTTAATGCAGGAGATTCATATGTTTATTCAACAAGTGCCAATCTTGTATTAGGAGCAGCAGCAAGTACAAGCAATTTAACATTTTTTACTGGTGGTACGTTAAACACCAATGAAAGAATGAGAATTAACTCATCTGGTAATTTAGGTATTGGAACAACAACACCAAATACAAAATTAACAGTTTCTGGTAATATTAGTGCTACAAATACTTTATTCGCTAATAATATAAATTTAGGTGCAGGACTTGTCGATAATAATAGTATAGGAGCAGGAGGTTCTATTACTGCCTTTAAAGGTTTTTTTACAAATGGTGGTTATACAAATTTATTTACAACAGGTTTAATTGTAGATTACACAAGTGGATTAGGGCGTATAAGTGTTGGCAATGAATCTTTATCTTTTTATAACAAAGGTATAGGTAATACATCTACGGTATTTATATCAGCTAATGGAAATGTAGGTATTGGAACAACAACACCAAATGCAAAATTAACAGTTTCTGGTAATATTAGTGCTACAAACACAATCTATGCTAGTGCATTAAATATAACATCTGCACCTACTACATTTACTAATCCAGTAACTGCATCTGGTACATTTTTAATAATAAATGTAAATGGAACTAATAAAGCAATTCAACTTTGGGACTATACATTATAATTTATGACAACACAATATACAAATCCATACTACGGAATTTTTTACGGAGCTAAAAATTCAAATCCATTAATAGTCAGTCTTTCTGGCGAATTTAATCAAATCTCACCTCAATTCTTTTTGGCACAAACGGAAATTGAAGTTATAAATAAAGCAAACGATTTAGGTTTAACTAATTTAGATTCTCATCAAAGTATATATTTTAATCTACCTAATGGACATTCAATTGCTAATATTAGAAGAGTAGGTAGTTCAACACTAACAACAATAATAGCAAATACATTTTTTCCTGATTTGTCAGCACAAGATGGTTTACATATTAATACCGTGATTCCATTATCAAGTGTTCCAACAGGAACACCACATGCAATTGTAAGAGATCCTATTGATCGTTTTATTAGTGCATATGCAAAAAAACTCATGGGGGTTCCAAGTAATCTTAATATTGAAGATTTTATTTCTTGGTTAATTAAACAAGATAAAGGAACTTTAAATTGGCACTTTAGACCACAAACAATAATCATAGGTAATTTTGAAAATATAAATTATTATGATTTTAATAAAGGATTGGATACTTTGGGTGCTACAATCGGATTACCAGTTCCTCTTCCAACTATAAATGAAACTGATATAACAAATAAACCAACATTAACACAAGATCAGATAAATATTCTTAAAGATTATTATGCAGATGATGTTGCATTATATCAAAAAATTTCTAATACATAATCATGTCTTTACAGATAGAAACACAACCATTTCAATTTAATAATACTGTTACTGGTTTAAGCAGTGCTGTATTTAATTCTGTTTCTGCTACTTCTATAACTGGTGGTAATAGTAATCAATGGGATACAGCTTATCAATCTGTATCGTCTCAGCCTTATACATTAATTGATTCTACAAGCTCTATACGACCCAAAAGAGGTAATAATACAGCTTCTGCTGTTTATTCATTTGTCGGTGGTGGTAGTAACAATCAAGCTACAGGAGTAGCATCTAATGTTGTAGGTGGTTGTAGTAATTGTGCTAATTATAATTTTACTAGTATTGCAGGTGGTCTTGGTAATTGTGTTACTGGAGATAGTGCCGCTATAGGGGGAGGTGCCTATAATAAAGTATTTGCTAATAGATCTGTTATTGCAGGTGGTTATGGTAATACAGTTTCTGGTTTATACTCTAATGTAGGTGGTGGTAATAATAATAATATTGATATTGGTGGTTTATACTCTAATGTAGCTGGTGGTTATGGTAATAAAATTTGTATTAATAGTAGGAGTTCAACAATAAATGGTGGAGAAAATAATACATTATCACAAAATTGTGCAAGTATTGGGGGTGGAGATAGAAATCGTATTTTAAATGCTGGTTGGTGGTCTGGTATTGGTAGTGGTTGTGGTAATGTTATATACGAAGCTGAATCATATATTGCTTCAGGTATACGTAACACAAATTCAGGATATTCTTCATTTATTGGGGGTGGTGTTTCTAATACTGTAGCTATACCAAACCAGAATCTTACTTCTTATTGGAAACTTGATGAATCAGGAACTGGAACAAGAAATAATTCAATTGGATCTAATCATTTAATACAACATAATACAATTTCATCTACAACAGGTCGTATTGGAAATGGTATTATAGGTAACACTACTGGATGGTTATCTACAACCAGTACTGTTAATCTTTCTGGAGAATTTACAATTAATTATTGGACAATTCCTACTTACAATTCAAATATTCAACAATTTTCTGGACAAGGCTACGGATCATTAAACTTTAATGTAAATTATAATTGTATGTATTATGGTGTTCCAAATGCATATTATCGTTTAAATGTTATTATAGGCAGCCCAACAAACGCTTGGACTATGGCTACTCTTACTAGAGATGTTAATGGTAGAGTACGTATGTATCGAAATGGAGTTTATATTGGACATAAAATAGATAATACAAATTATACAAATATATATGGTGTACTTGCGCAGCCAGATGGTTCATATGCATCGTCTGCAAATGGTGTTAAAATGGATGAACTTGGAATATGGTACAGACCATTATCCGAAGCAGAAATTACATTTTTGTATAATAAAGGTAATGGTGTCACTTATCCTTATGGTAATGATTATGGTTTAACTACTCGTAGTTCTGTTATAGCTGGTGGTCAAGGCAACTATATAGGATCAAACTGCTCATTTATTGCAGCGGGTTCAAACAATTGTATTAATTTAGGTTTGGATAATTCATTTGTTTTAGGATCTAATATAACAGCATTATCAGCTAACTATACATATATTAATAGTCTTGAAGTAACAAATACACCATCTATAATAGTATTAAAAGACTCCACAGGTAAAAGATGGAAAGTAGGAGTTGATACAAGTGGTAATCCAGTAGGTTTGGGAGCCGCTTAATAAATCTTGATTTTTTAAAATTCTTCTATAAAATATAATAATGAATGTAGCTGTAGTTTGTTGTTATTTTAACTATACAGGTAGTGCTTTCAGATATAAAAATTATAATATTTTTCAAAAAAACATTCGCAAACATAATGTTAAGTTATTAACTGTTGAATTTAGTCCTAATGGAAATTTTGAACTTAATAATAGGGATGCTGATTCTTTAATTCAAATATCTGATGGAGATATAATGTGGCAGAAGGAAAGATTACTCAATATAGGAATTGATTTATTGCCTCAAAATACTGACATAGTAATAATTGCAGATACAGATATTATTTTTGGTAAAGAAGATTTTGTAGATGTTTTATGTAAGAACTTAGAACAATATAAAGTTGTTCAGTGCTTTTCTGATACTTTAGTTTTTAATCCATTATTAGAATTAGAAAATATAAATTTTTTTAAATTAAATCATGATTTAACATATAACTTTTGTAATTCTGGTATATCGGTTGTTAGAAATCATCTTATATATAAATCATTTAATAATAAAAGTTCAGCATATGGTCTTGCTTGGGCATTCAGATATGATGTATTAAAGAAAATAAAATTATATGATTATAACATTATTGGTAGTGGGGATAAACTTTTATTTGGTTCTCTTTTTGACTTAAAATTTAGACAGGAAATAGCAGGTGTTAACATAACATCTTATTTAGAATATTGTAATAATGTATTAAATGAAATAAAACCATCTGATATATCTTTTTTAGAAGATGTTACTGTTTATTCAATGTATCATGGAGAATTATATAATAGAGATTATGTAAACAGACACAACATTCTCACATCACATATGTTTGATTCAAACAAAGATTTAATTGATATACCAAATAAACCTTTTAAATTTGCTAATCATGTTTCATTAGATCTTAAAAATGATATAATGGAATATTTTATAAAAAGGAAAGAGAATTTACCTTTACCACCTTGTTTATATTGATGAATTTTATTATTATTGGTACACCTAGAACAGGTTCAACAATGCTTTGCGATTATCTGAATAAACAAACAGATATTAAATGTCACTATGAGATATTTTTAGATACAGGTATAAAATTATCTAGTGAAGATAGTAAAAAGTTTTCTGTTAATCCTCATATTAGTAAAATTAATTTTTTTAATAAACAGTACAAACAAAAAAAAATTACTATTGAGGATTTTAAAATTGCATCTGAAATAGTACAAAATAAATTAAACTTAAATAGATTAACAAATCCTATTCATTTGATTGATATTCTTAAAAAATATAATACAAAAAAATATTTAGGATGTAAAATTTTTTACAATCAAATTGAAAGTTTGCAGAATTTTAATGTAATTGAGTACATTAAAGAAAACAATATAAAAATAATTCATTTAAATAGACAAAATAAATTTTTGCAAGAGTTTTCATATCAAAGAAGAAAACAAACAAATATTGTTACATTAGGACAAAACGAACAACAAATCAAACAAAAAATTATATTTGATGTTAATCTATATTTAGAAAGATCAAAATTATATGATTTTTTATATAAAAAATATGATCAACTTTTTAAAGAAAATAATATAAATGTATTAAATGTTTCATATGAAGAATTTTCTAATAAACAGAAATCAAAAAAAATTAAAGATATAGTTACGTTTATCAACAAACAATTGAGTTTTATAGAAATTCCTGATAATAGGCTTTTGTTTAAAAAAATAAATATTTTTTCTTTACAGGAACAAATAGAAAATTTTGATGAAATCTATTCTTTATTAAAAGAAGATATATTTTTTTTAAAAGCAATAAATATATAATAAATGAAATTTATAATATTTAGTGATACAAGGTGTGGAAGTAATTTAATTAAAAATTTATTAAACCAACAAAACAATGTTTGGTGTCATCCTGAAATTTTTTTAATTAGAAATTTAAATGATATTATTACAGTAGATAATACTCCTCAAAAAATAATTAGTAACTTACATACTAAAAAGTTATTTACAGGATTCAAACTAACTTTTTCCCAAGCGTTAGCTCTCGAAAAGAAATATAATTTTAGTATAGAGGAGTATATAAAAGATAAAAACCTAAAAGTTATTTTTCTGGAAAGAAAAAATAAATTTTTAAAAAATCTCTCTCTACAAAAAGCACGTATAACAAAGCATTTTTGTATTACAGAAACAAACAAACAATTACTGAATAGTACCAATATTAAATTTAATTTTGATGTTGAAAAATATTATTACGAAACGGATAAACGGGAAGCAATACACAAAAAATATAGTACATATTTTGAACAAAATAATATTAGTTTTTTACAAGTATACTACGAAGATTTAATTGAAAATAAATTTAATATTCAAAAAGAATATGAATTTATAACAGAATTTAAAGAAAGGTATAAAAACGTAACTCCCACCATATTAAAACAAAATATATATACTTTAGAAGAACAACTTTTAAATTATAATGAAGTAAAACTTGCCTTGAAAGATGATTTTTGGTTTCAAACAACAATTAAAGAAAAAAATATTTAACAATTAAACAAAAATTGTATAAATAGTATATATGAGTTTAACAATCAATTTACCCAGTAATACTATTACTATAGAAGAATCCGAATTAGCTTTAACATCAATAAGAGATTTACCATCTAAGCAAAGAATTATTGCACATATTAAAAAAGTACCTCTTTCTTTTGTTGTTTGGGATGGTTCCACAGAATATGCAGCAGCAAGTGCTTGGACAAATGAAAGTATACTTGCTCGTGCTACTGAATTGCTTACTCTTAGTGCAGATAGTATTCAGTGGATATATTAAGAGTTTGAGACTCTTTCAATAAATTGTGATTCACATTTTTTAAAATTACCACACTGACTACTGCAAATAGATAAAGGTTCGTTTGTCCATAATTTTGCAATATTATTGAATGAATCTTTGTTGAGAATTTCTTCTAAAGTGTAATCATGTAAACTGTAATAAGAACCAATTTTGTTTTCATATTCTTTACGTTTATCATGCATTGCTTTTTTAGATAATTCAGTCCAACAACATGGAGTTATAATTCCACTTGCTGCTACATATATACTTTTTTTCCTTAAAGATTTACAATCAATATTGTTGCCAGTATTAATCTTTTTTTCTTTATCCTTTATATTTAAACTATATGTTGTAGGCTCTATTGTATGCGTATAAACACCATCACTATCATATACAGCTAAACCAGATCCAGATCCAAAACGATTGGAATGTTTTGGATCAAATTTTTTAAAACCCATACTATAAGCTAATGCTCTACATTCATCTACTTGATGTTCGTTGTGTTTAAAAACAAGCATATACCAAGAAGCAGTTCCACCAGCATCAATAAAAACTTTTGCATTGTGCATAATTTTTTCCCAAACAGTATTAACTCTATAAAGTTTGTTTGTATCTTCTAAACCATCAATAGCAAAAATAACTTCGACGTTAGTTTCTGCAAGTTTTTTCCACCAATTATCATCTCTTGCTCCTCCGTTTGTAAACAATTTAAGATTCATATTCGAATTGTTTTCTCTCAAATATTGAAAAACTTCAACTGTATCCTTTGCCATAACAGCATCTCCTAAATTACCACACATTCTTAATCCTGTTAATTGCTTAACAAAATCCACAGAAAACCATTTTTTAAATAATTCTAATGTTATTTCATCTCGTAATAAATCTTCTTTACCAGACTGAATTAAACGTGTGCGAGAACACATTGGACATCTAGCATTACATTTACTAGTTAATTCAATGTGTATGTCCCTTATGTCTGTTACATTGTACATATAATTATTTAGTATAGCCAAATCCTTGCTGATACCAAGCAAAATTGTTATCAATCCAATCACAAACTTGCTTTCCTAAAATATTATTATAATCAGCAGATAAAGGTTGAACTTTACGTTTAATAGTATGAAGATCAGAAGTTAAACCATAAACTGAATCATCTTCCTTAATAGTCTGTTCAACATTATCGAAGTCGTGTTTAAAAGTTTCTAAATTAAGATACTGATAAACTTTATCCATCTCTCTATCAGGATAACTGGTTAAGTCTTCTGCTCTAATATATAAAACTTCTTTGTTGATTCCCTCTAAGAAAGTTTGTTGAAGTCTCTCCAATGCTAATCCAACAGGTGGCGAAGCAATCCAAGCATCAATTCTCTTGGCAGTAGAAGTTCCTTTCATTTCCGAATGATTCTGTATAGCCTGATGATATTCTTGACTATTTCTGTAGATTTTTTCCATAGAAGAAAAAATACTTTTTAAATTTCTTACCATACAAATCATTTTGGGTTTGTATGGCATAAAGGATTCAAACCAACGATAATGAATTGTTCCTCCACGAGTCTTGATACAAATATTTGGTTTGTCTGTATAAGAATTAGCATATCCTTCTAATCCACCCCAACAAAAACCTCTCCATGTCTTTTTTGCTAAATCATCATTCATTGCTTTAACTTCAAGCGTTGAAGTATAATTCATTCTTGCGCCGTATAGATACTCTAAAACTGGATCGGTTTGGGTTGCATTTATCTCTGGATTTTGATTCAATATACATTGAAACAATGTACTCATGCTACGAGGCATGGAAGAATTAAAAAATATGTTTTTCATTATTATAAATTTAACATGTAAACCAAGTAAATCAAGTTCTATTTGACATGTATCCATAATACGTTATGATAAAAGTATGAAATCTTTAATAGATACATATTTCGATAAAATTTATTACATTAATTTAGATAATGATAAACAACGCAACGAAAATATTTTAAATCAATTTAAAACCTTTAATATAAAAAATTTTCAAAGGATATCAGCAACATCTTATAATCAATTACCACCAAGTTTTAGTTTGTTTAGAAATTTTAACAAGCAAGACACAAAGTATGTTCTTGGTGCATTAGGTTGTAGATCATCTCATTTAAATATTGTAAATGATGCAAAAACAAATTCATACAAGAAGATTCTTATATTTGAAGATGATATAAAATTCTTAAACGATCCTAATGAAGTTCTTCTAAATAATCAGGAAACCTTAAACAAGGATTGGGATTTTTTGTATTTTGGTGGGTTGATCGAATCAATGTTCAGAAATCAAATAGTAACAACACATTCGTATGCAATTTCCAAAAAGGTTTTTGATGACATTATTTATATGGCGGAAGCATCAGGAATGGAAATAGATAATTTCTATGCAAAAATCATGCAGCATATGAGTTACAATTATAATTTAGAAGGAAGATATATCGTAAAGCCACTATTCCCATTTAATTCTATTATTCAAGATAAACAATATGAATCAAATATCAATTAAAATACAATTTTTGGTTGATCGGCAAAGTCAAAAACTAAATCATTTTTTGATCCCAAAAGAGATTCAATAAACTGATCCTTATCAAAAAGATTATTGATATTGTCATATGGACATTCATGAAATTTTCCACCCGTCCAATCTTCTTCTTCTAAGTATGAATCTATTCGATGTCTAAATGATTTTGCGCCAGATGCTAAGATGTTATCGTGTATTTCATGACCAAACACAACGGGGGAATTTGAAATCCATCCAACTGTTGCTTTTTTATTAAATGCAGCAGCAGCATGTTGAACAAAAGAATCAATTCCCAATATTTTATCAGAATGAGCAATGTAGCAAAATAAATTTCTAAAACCGTCAGTAAGTTTTATTGTATTTTGTAATTCGGGCTGATTATCTCTTCGTACATGGAGAATTTTATTAAATTTATCTTTTACAGAATTAACTATTTCTTGAGCAAAAACGGGTGGTAAATCTCTTGACCAAGAATAAGGATGACCTTGTTGCTCTGCACCACCAGATGATTGTATCAATAAGATAGGTCCTTGCTTTTGTAATTGATTTTCTGCAAATAATAATTCTCTTTCGGCTAAGAAAATTTCTGGTTTTTTATCAATACATGGAATATTAAATACGTCACACCAAATTTCAGTTAATGATTTTCTTTTATATAGTAAGTCACCAGAATGATATGGTTCTGATCTTAAAATAACAGACTCTTTATTATCTATATAATCCTCATAAAAATAAGGAATATTTCCAAACCTATAAACTCTATGAATATTTGGATTATGTGCAAATACATCGGGCCATGCTGTTACAACTATAAGTTTATGATCTGGATAAGCAGCTTTAATTGATTTTACTACAGCAGTAGCAACAATATTTTTACCACAACCACCATCAATGTGAAAAATTACGTATTTGTCCATATATAGAATTTATCATAAGTTGTTTTTAAGTCAATATGCTTGATAAATACTTTTTAAGACTAAATATTAAAAATGCCTGATATTTTACCAACAGCACAAAGACAGCCAGATAATGGACAGAGAAACTTTATCCAATCTATCTTATCAAGATTACCATATATACAGGACGCAGTAGATGCAGACGAAGGCAATCCTAGATATGAATTATTCGATAGATTATCAAAGAGACATGAATATAAAGTCATGCAGCAGTCTGTTATTACGGGACCGCATCTTCGTCAAAACGACAATTATACACCAGGCTCATTTGGTTCGGATCACGCTTACCACAAATACATTTATGCCAGTGTAGATACCGATAAGATAAGAAGAATTGCAGAATACCGTAGAATGGCATCGTATGCAGAAATCGGTGATTGCTTAGATGAAATTTGTGATGATTTTTTAAACAAAGACGATGAAGATAAATTTATAAGAATTTCATTTTCTTCTTTTGGAAAGTTGGATTCTTCTCAAAGAAGTGAAATTGAAAGAGAGTTTTACAAGTTCATTCAGGTGTTTGATCTTGAGCATAAAGGTTGGGGGTATTGCAGACAATTATTAGTTGAAGGAGAAATTTTCTTTGAAAACGTAGTCCATGAAAAGAAAAGAGATTTGGGTATTATCGGTGTGTTAAACATACCTGGTGAACTAATCAATCCAGTTTATGATAGCGTTCAGAATAATGTAATTGAAAATTTCATTTTCTCAAAACCAATTAATTTACAGCAAAATCAAGCTGGTAGCAACAACCCAACTCAACCACAGCAGATGAATAATTCACCTGCAAATGCAATGCAGCAGCAATTGGTAACATTCCAAGGAAACCAAATTACTTATGTTAATTCTGGAATGTGGAACGAGGACATGACCATAAAGATTCCCTTTATAGAAAATGCTCGTCGTGCTTATAAACAGGTATCACTCCTTGAAGATGCAGTTGTTATCTATCGTATGGTTCGTGCACCAGAACGTTTAAAATTTAAAATTGATGTTGGTAATATGCCACCAGCAAAAGCAGAAGCTTATCTTAGACAACTTATGCAATCGTATTGGTCAAAGAAGACCTATGACTCCCAGAGTGGCAAGGGCGCAGGTAATGTTTATGATCCACAGTCCATGTTGGATTCTTTCTGGTTTGCCAAAAGAGCAGGAGAAAGTGGCAGTGATGTGGAGTTATTAAATGGTGGAGCAAACCTAGGAAAGATAGAAGATTTAACATACTTTGTAAACAAACTTTATAAGAGTCTTAAAGTACCATTAACTCGTATGAATCCCGACGAAGGATATAAAGATGGCGCAGAAATTTTAAGAGAAGAATTGCGTTTTGCAAAATTTATTGTTCGTGTCCAAGGTCAATTTACAAAGGCATTTAAAGATTCATTCATAACTCACCTTAAACTTCGTGGATGGTGGAATGAATATAAATTACACGAGTCGTATTTTGATACCCACTTCAATCCTCCATCCAATTATTTTGCGATGAGAAAAAATCAAGAGTTTGAGTTGAAATATAACAATTTTAATAATCTATCTCAGAACGAATCAATGTCTAAAACATTCTGTCAAAGACATTATCTTGGTCTCAATGATTCCAAAATATCTGAAAACATGGAATGGCTCAGAAAAGATGCAGCACTTACTTGGGAGCTTGCACAAATCAGTCAGACAGGTCCTAACTGGAGAGAGCACCTAGAAGCAGCAGAAGAGGCATCAGGAAGCCTCGGAGCAGAAGCAGGAGCACCACCAG